AATCGTTCTCGTAGACGAACGCCCGCCAGTTGGCAAAACGCTCGCCGAGCTGCTCGATGCGTTGGGTGTTGAACTGAATCCACGGCTGCGAGTTGCGGCAGAGACCCACGATCGTGACGTCGGTGCGACTCGCAATCTCTTCGCCGCTGGCGACTGCGTCCCAGTAGAGCGGCGCACATTCGCGGCTCACCGCGGGATGCAGTTGGTCGGGATTATGGGCGGCGAGATCAGCGTGCGTGATGTTCATGGCATGTGTTTGATGTGGTCACAACAGGCGAAGCAAACGGCGTCGCACCGCTCGACGCGACGCGGCAGTTGATCCAGCAGAACGCTGCCGTCAACCTGGCAGATAGGCTCGATGTCCTGATAAGCGAACGTGACGCACTGGTACAGCGAGCCGTCCGCCCCGACCGCCATGAGCCCATCGTGCCGGTTGCACATCTTGCCCTGCGGCGGCGGCCCAGCGAGGTAGACAGCGCCCGGCCCGAGGATCTCGTCCGCCGCGGCCTTGAGATGCGAGACGTCGGACTGCCCGTGCGTGTCGAGGTGGAAGTTTACGCCTGCCAGCGGCAGCGTCTCAAGGAACTCCAGCGTCTCTCGCAGCCGGCCGATCGTGGCGTCGGCGATCACGACCGTGACCCGGGCGTGCCGGTTGCACTCGGCCAGCATGCGAATGGATCGCTCGAACGAGGTCTCCATGCCGCTGCACGGGTGCCAGCTCGCGGTCCACGCCACGCACCTAGCGAGCGACCAGTTCTCGATCATCCGCTGGATCGCGGTGGACATGAGCGTGTTGGACGTGATCGCCCAGCGGTGCGGGATCGCGGCTAGGATCTCGGGCAGGTCTTGCCGCATCAGGGCTTCGCCGCCGCTGATCTCGAGGTGCCCACCCATGGCGTCGTGGTTCGCTTTAAAGAACTCGATGAGCGCCGCCGCATCGGCACGCTCGTCTGACGAGGTGATGCGGTTCTCAAACACCAGACGCTTGGTTGCCTTGTCGATTCCGTACGGGCAGTAGGGGCACTTAGGACCGAAGCTCGTGCCGCTCGGCCCGTAGTTCTGACACGTCCACGCGGGGAACCAGACGAGCTTCATGTGATTCGCACGGTCGTGCGTCCCTGGGTTCCCCACGTGCGTTCCATGACGTGCCTTCCGATCTGGCCATCGTCCTGGTAGGCGATGCCGTTCAGTGCGTCCTCAACACCGCTCAGTAAGTTTTTGTTGTCTGCACGCGGCATGATCGGCTTTCCAGGCTTAAGCGTGCCATCCTTGTTGAAGTGACTTTTAGGACGCACAAAAACCCAATCAATGACCATCGTCAACGGAGCTCTTTCAATCGGCTTGGCACCGGCGGCGATTGCCGCAGCCGCTATTGCGGCGCGATATGCGTGAATCGGGTGCTCACTTGGCACATAGCCGTGCGGCTTGCCTTGCCTAACGACAACCCTGGCCCGCGGCTGCGGCACTGGGTCGCCCGGAACGCTGAACGTGATCGCCATGCCCGCACTGTCGCGGGCTTGTCAAGCGAAGCAGGCGGAGCGCGTTATGCCGACAGCGTAACGCTGCAACTTTCTGGTTTCACGGCCGCCCGGCGCAAAACGGCGGGCCGTTATGCCGCACGCCCCGGCGATATGCAGACGGCAGAAACACTGGTTCTCAGCCCAGTTGTTCCAGTAGGCCGCGAAGTGTCGCAATATCCTTCCTGCCAGCGTCTCCTAGATGGCTGTTCTGGTCACACCATAGCAGCCACCCCAAAGCCCCCCTGATTGCCTCCTCCTCATCGTTGGTCAGAAGTCGCGGCCTCCGCAGCGGGCGGATGTCAGGAAACGCGCAAGCCGAGTTGTCGATATGCACCGACACAGCCACTGGCTGAGAACCAGCGGATGCAGGAGACGGCTCGTTAGTGTCGTTTGGTTTGTTCATGGTCTTCTCCTCGCCGCTCCTGATCCTGCGTGTTCTTACTCAACCCTAGCCATCCGCCGCCGCGGCCCGGTCATCACCATCGTCACAACGCCGACCTCGACGCGGGCCGGCTCGCCCTGCTGCTCCTTCTGCCGGCGGAACATCTCGGCCCTAGCCGCGACCCAAGGCGACAGCGCCAGCGAGTCACGAGACAGCAGATCCTCAGCGTCTGACGGTGCACCGTGCACCTCGTTCACCATTGGCGACACCCGATGTAGGAGCCCGTGGCGGCGTCCGATCTTCCGCAGCGTGTTCGTCGAGATCCCGAGCTGCATGGCCACGTCCTCGGTCCTGAGCGTGTCGTCGTTCCACAACTTGAACATCAGCGGCACGTCGACCTCGATCTTGTTCTTCCCGCGTCGCATGGTTACTCCTTCGCCAGTGGCATGATCACGCCCGTGTACGGGCCGCACTTCAGAAGCACCCGGCTCTGCGGATCCGTGGCGTAGACGTCGACCTGCGGCTCCTCGTCGGCCGGGATCGACTTCAGGAACTCAACCACGTAGCGCGGGTCAACATAAGTTGTGCTTGTCGAACCGGCGGCCACCAGCGGGCACTTCACGGTTGACTCGCCGTACTCCGACGAACGGCCCGAGATGACCAGCGTGTCGGCCGTCCACGCCAAGTCCACGCCCTTGCTCTGCTCGCTCGTAACGATCGCGGCCGACCGCACCGCGGCCTCCAGCTCGCGCACGTTGAGCACGGTGGCCTGCTCGTTGTCTTTTGCCCTGATCAGATCACGCCAACTAGAAGGCAAACGTCCTTCGGTCAGCCGGCCCGTGACGGTCGTGCCGCCCAGGTCAAAACGCACCTCCTTGGCGTTGGCCTCGACCTGTACGCTGCCGTCGCCCGTGGCCATGCCGGCCACAATGTCGAGCACCCGGCAAGGGACCAGCGTCTGCCGGTCGTCCACCGCCTGGTCGGTCTCGGTCTCGACGCACGACAGCCGATGACCGTCCGTGGCGACCCACGTCGGGTTGCCGCCGGCGACCTCGATGAGCACACCTCCAAGAGCGTAGCGGCTCGACTTTATGTCTGTGGCGTACGTCGTGTTTTTGGCAGCCCTAGCGAACTGGTCCGCCGGCAGCCGGCACACAGCCTTCAGATCGGCCGGCTCCCACGTCGGGTATTCGGCCACGTCCTCCGTGGGCAGCGTCCACGATCCGCCGCCGCACTTGATGCTGACGGTGGTGCCGCTCGCCTTCAGCGTCACGTCGTCGCCGCTGGCGGCCTTCACGATCTGCAGAAGCCGGTCGTGCGGCACGAGGAACGCCTCGCAGTGCTCGCTGATGGCACGGTCGATCCGCACCTCGAGGTCCGTGCCCGTGATTAGACCGTCACCGATCCGGCAGTTGGCCAAGATGGGCTTGGACGGCCTGGCCGGCGTCGCCGGCTTGATGGCCATGAGCGCCGCCTCCAGCTCAGTTCTCGGAAGGCGGATTGTAGTACTGGAAACCTTCGGTTTCGTAGCGGTCGCGGTCATTGTGAGAGTCCTTTCTCTTCACTAGGGAGACGCCCACGGCGGTGCCGAGGAAAAACGTCAGTACGTTGAACAGCATCCCGAGGGCGATGCAGGTGATCTCGGAGACGGTCACGACGCACCGCCCTTCTGCGGCCCGTAGTGCAGCTGAAACAGCAGGGCGTTGTCGCCCTCAAGCTGCTCGACTTGGTGGCTGAGCCGGTGCCCTTTCCTGACCAGCTCGGGCAGCGTTTCGGACGTCCACTCCAAGAGCTTCCGCACCTCGTCGTCGATGTCGTCACGCCAAGCGGCCTTCTTGCACAGCTTCGCGAGCACCAGCGGTGCCGGGGCCGGGTACGGGTTGTCAGTCTGCATGGACCACCTCAATCCCACGGGCCTTGCCCTTCGCCAGCCGGATGCGGCCCTTGCGCTCCAGTGCCCTCAGGTGGCACATCACGCCGTTAGGCGACCTGATCGAAAGCGCTGCGGCGATCTCTCTGACGGTCGAACTGTAGAACTGCCTGTTTGCCACAATGAAGTCCAAGACTTCACGCTGGCGAGCGGTAATAGGCAGCGGCTCGGTTGCGGTCTCGGTGTTGCTCACTAGATGCTCCCCCCTTGATTCATTCCGAGCCGCTCATTGAGGTAGCGGCCAAGCCTGTATGCAGTAGCCAGCTCAATCTGCTTGTCGTGCGCCTTCTGGGCGATCAAGTCCACGCCCTCTTGCCACTGAGATGGAATGAGCGTCTCTATGACAGCGCGGATATCGGCCGCCATCTTTTCGTCAGCGGCCTTGTCGATTCGAGTCACGTCACGCTGCTCGTCTGAACCCTTCACCTTGCGGCTGTCGTGGAATCGGCGAAGTCGCTCAAGATGCCGGTACTCTTCACGGAACCATTTCAACTGTGGGTACAGCGTGTCGTTGTTCCGCTTGACGTTACGTATTGCGTCGTACAGCAAGTCTTGATCAAGAGGCTCAAGGTCATCGTGCATCAGCTTCCGCTCTTCATCAGTCCACTCGCACTTTGGCCACAGCTGGTTTATGGCCACACGGTTTTCGTCCCACGTTCTCACAGGTTCCCTCCTGCTGGTTGACGGCCACGGGCTCGAGCATTGGTCTTGGGGTCGGCGAACTCGCCGGCCCTGATCCTGTCCACGTAGTCAAAGAACCTCGTCACCGGCAGCGGCCGGTCGAAGTACTGGCGGCTGGGCAGGCGGGCCAGCGCCTCGCCGGCTCGCTGCAGCCACCCAGGCGTGGCGGCCAGGTCGGCCCAGCCATCAGGGGCCGTCAGGTGCGGCCACGGCTCAGCCCGCTGCGTGAGGTTCCAGGCGGCCGCAAACCGTTCCCACTCGTCGGCTGCCCAGCCTGGCTTGCGAAAGTCATCCTGCCCGGCCGGTGTGTGTGTGTGTGTGTTTTCTCTTACGGGAAGGCTAGGGGAAGGATTAGGGGCTTTCGTTTTGCTTTCGTTTTGCTTTTCGTTTGCTTTCGGCCTGCCGCCCATTCGTCCAGCAAGCGACCGCTTTTCTCGGATCTCTGCAACTGCCAGACGCTCGAGCTCTAGCCGCTGGTGCGTCAGCCTGCCGTCATCCAGCTGCATGAGACGACCGCGGATCGACTGCCAGTCGCCAGACTCGAGACCGCCAGAGATGCGGCTGCAGGCAGCCTCGTCATCGGGGATGCCGCCCCGTGTCCAGGCGTAGCAGAGCAGCCGCATGTACGCGCCGAAGCACGCTGGAGTCATGTCCACGGTTGACGCGATTAGATCGTCGCACCACAGCGGAAGGACGTGGTGGCTATCAGGCTTCCGTGCCATCCGTGGCCTCCTTCTGCTTCATGCGATGCGACGAAGCGGCATTCCCAGGCGGATCGAGCAATGCCACGAAGTAGGCTTCGATTCGCTTCCTGTCGTGCGGCATGCACTCGATCAGTCCAATCATCCTGTCTGCAATTTCAGGACGAGACTTGCTAACACGCTTTGTTACGTCTTCTGACTCGCCAACGTAATGGCAACTGCCGTCTTCGTTAAACGCGAAGTAAACGCCACAGAACGGACGCATTCGTCGCACATCGCAAACGCTGTGCGTAGGCGTTGGAGCGGACGGAAACTTTGGTATCTCGTCAGCAAACAAAAACCGCGATCTCTCCATATGGTCTTGACGTCTTGAGTTGTGCGACAGTTCGCGCATCCATTGCTTCAGAATGTCATCAGGCCAAGGCAACTTTTTGATTTTTCCAAACAGTTTCCCTATCACCACGTCAGAAGAATCTGGTGTGACTTTTGTGCCGTCATCCAAATGCTTCCAATCAAAAGTAATGTGCATCCCATCATCATCGGAGGCAACCTGATAACAGGTCGCGTCCAATGGACTTGCCTCGTGGTCTATCAACGCAAACAAATGAAGCATGGTGAACCCGAAAGGAGCGCGAAGTATGCTGATCGTGTTGTTCGGCCAGACGGCGATCACTAACGGCATGCCCTTGCCCTCCACACCCGCTCCGGCCTTCCGCTCGCGCTCGGCCTGGTCGTGCCCGTCGTCTCCACCAGCCCGGCCCGTGCGAGCCCGTGCATGCGACGTGCGACCTGCTGCTCGCTCAACCCGCAGCGGCCGGCGATCTCGTCCTTGGTTCCCGGCCCAGCGGCCAGCGCCTCGAGGATCTTCCGCTCATGGTCGCCGCGAAACTCGCGGGCCATGGTGCCGGCGATCTTCGACGTCACCGGATCGGTGCGCCTGAAGAGCGGCAGATCCGCCACGCTCTCGCTGTAGTAGTCGCTCATGATTGCCATCCTTGGTTCAAGCTCACGCCGCCGGAGTCGCGCCGACGAGTTGCGGGTTATGAGCCCGCCTCCGCACTCGCTCGTGAGTCAGCTGCGGCCAGCGTGGAAGCAACACGCGGCGCAGCGGTTTGTCTGCTAGCCGTCGCTCATTGGTCCGGGTTTGTATGACACTGGCAGCGTCGATGGCCGTGGCCCGGCCATGCTGTTGACGATTCGCGTGTATTCGCTGAGCAGGCTGGCGTACCGGCTCGCCTGGTCGTCAGCGTCCTCGCCAAGCCGCCTGACGGCGGTTGCCAGCTTCGGCTGCCCGATGCTTGCCAGCCGTTTGGCAACGTCTTCGTGCGTCAGCCTCTCGGTGGTGTTCACGTAGATCGCCATCAGTCGGACTCCTCCTGTGCGGCGACCTGCTCGAGCACAGGCAGAGCCACTTCGCACAGCGTGCGAAACGACAGCAGCTCTTCAGCAGGCGTCTGCTCGTTCTGGGACAAAGCAAGCCGCATCACCTTGGCGATCGAGCGGGCGGCCAGTGCGTTTTGGTCGCTCATGCCGTCACCTCGCTGTCGGCAGCCTCGTGCGGAAAGTCCGTGCCGCTGTCACCGGCCTCGACGGTGAGGGCCGCAACGGCCGGCTTGCCGGCGTAGCGCCGGTGCTGGGCGGGCTCCTCGCTATTGAACGTCACGCGGACGCTAGGGCTGGGCCGCATGCGGTCGGCCTCATCCGGGTCGACGATGCCCGAGAACCCGAAGGCGTAGCGGATCGCCTGAATCGCGGCCTTGTGCCGCAGCATCCGGGCCGGCCACTTCTTCCACGGTTCCGTGCCCTGCCTGCACTCGGCCAGGTACTCGGTGACCTCGACCGGGTGGGCCCGGTCCTTGCGGTGCACCTGCGCCGTGATGGCGACGAGCTGGCCGTCATCGCTGAGACGGTCCACGAACGTGATGCCGTCGTAGGCCGCGTGGTTGTTCGCCATCGTCATCCACCCGTCGATGCCGACGATGGGCTGGATGCCGCCGCCCCGCGTCGGGAAGGCGTAGATCTCGCGGGTCACCGGGTTCAGCCCGTACTCGTTAGCCACCAGCAGGAAGGCAGCGAACTGCTCCTTGGTCGCCTTGTCGCAGCCGCAGGTTGCCCTGACGGTCTGCTCGAAGGCGGCCGGCTCCATGCCGAACTTGGTAGCCATTGAGAGCAAAATGCTCTTGCGGTCCTGCGTGGTTGCGATCTGTGTGGTCATTGGTGTCCTTTCCGTTTTCTGGAATCTGGAAAGCCGCGTCACCGTCCTGGCTCAGCGGCACTGTGCGTCCCTGCGTCCCCGGTTCCACCGGGTCTCCGTTTTTGTGGTGGTTGATTCCCTCTTGCGAGGCGTGCGGTTGTGTACAGACCCCTTTGGGGGGCCAAGAATAAAAAGGTTGGGGGGGGGGGGCAAGTCTCGTGCCAAATGCCCAGCAATTCCAGCCGTTTTGTGCGTTACCAGCCCTCGCCGTACCGAGCCCGCATGGCGTTATCGTGCTCGTCCTCACAGCCGGCCTTGCGGGCCGCAGCGGCGTTGTGACTGCCGGGCTTCCCGGGCGTGGACAGCGGCGTGTTGATGCGGCACGGCTCGACGATCCGCTCGAGCTCCTCGAGGTACATGAGCAGTCGGCCCTCGGGCGTGTTGACGAGAAATGCCCCGTCCTCCGGGCCATGCACGGTGCCCTCCTGGTAGCCGCCGCCAAAAGCTCGCGGGCAGCGGACGCGATCGCCGGGCTTGGGCTTCCACACACTGCCGTACATCTCAGCCATAGCGGCCTCAGCGGCAGCGGCTTCGCGGTGGTGGGGATCGGTACTCATCGTGGGTGCCTCCTGCGGTTTGGGTTGCGTACTGTACGTCTGTTCCTTGAAGAGTCAAGCAGGCAAAAACGGCCGCAAAACAAGAGTTTGCAAAGTCGAATCCGTGTACACCATTCCGTATCGCTAGCGTTAGTTCACTCAACCAAGCTGGCCCGCGGCGAAGATCCGCAGCACTACCAGCAACAGCTCGAACCAGACCTCAGCGTTCATCGCACCACCTGTGTCGGGCCGTGCCTGTCATCACCGTGATGACGAGCGGCACAGTAGCGTTATCGTTAGTTCGCAGTCAAGAACACCCGCCTCAGATTTTTGGACGGCACAGACTACCGAGATTTCCGGCGTTTGCGGATGGGCTTTGGGGCCTCGCGCTGGCCTACGCTGCGGACGGACAGCGAGCCGCGTAGGGCTCGAGCTGCTCCCGCGTCGACCAGCCACGCCCGCTCGCCAGCCTTCCAGCCGGCAAGGTCGCCCCGCCCCAGAAGCAGTCGGATCCAGCCGACGGTGCAGCCGGCGGCCTCTGCGGCCTCGGCAACTGTCAGCCACTCTTTGTCCGGCGATGCCACAACCATGCCCCAGAATGTATCGACAGCGTTAGGTGAGTCAAACCGCCGAGAAGCCAACTCTTCGCACGTCGCCGGCAGCACGTCCGAAACGACGCCGCCGGCATCTCGCATTGCCCCTCGCACTCGAAAGTCTGTACAGTATGGAACAGCCCGCCAAGGGCAGATTGTTCCAGCGGACGGGGTGCAGATTGGACAACTGTACACGTACCGTAAACTAGCGTCCCTTGGCAAAAAAGGAGACGCCGAATGACCCTGCGAGAACTACTGCTAGACCGAGTCGCGCCGCTGAAGAATCTGTGCGACAGGACCGTTGCCATGTACGAGGCAACGCTCGACCGATTCCGCGACTTTCTGGGCCACGAGCCGACCGTCGATGATCTCGACGACCTGACCGCGGCCAAGTTCCTGCGCTGGCGTCAGACGACGCAGCATAGCAGGTTCAAGATGATTAGCCCGGCGAGCCTCGCAAAAGACTCTGCCCACCTGCGAAGCCTGTGGACTTGGCTCGCCAAAAAGCGCTGGAAGAAGACCAACGGCGAGCTGCTCGAGTTCCCCGACTACGCCCGTCCCCGCGTTCCCAAGCCCCGCCCTGTGGCCTACACGGTCGACGAGCTCAGCGCCCTGGTCAGAGCCGCCCGGCATCGCAAGGGCCTCGTAGCGGGCAAGCCGGCCGCCTGGTACTGGCTGACGAAATTGCAGGCCATGTTCCAGACCGGCGAGCGTATCGGGGCCGTGCTGGCCCTGCGGTGGCGCGAGGTCGATCTGGAGCGGTGCACCATCACGTTTCTCGCAGCAACCCGCAAGGGCCGCCAGGAGACGATTACGCGGCAGATCACGCCCGAGCTGGCCCGGCTCATGGCTGTGCATCAAGGCCCGGCGGACGCCCTGGTATGGCCTTGGCTGGAGGATCGGAAGATTTTGAGCTGCTATGCCAGCCTCAAGGTGCTGTGCCGCACGGCCGGGGTCCCGTACCACCCGTTTCACAGCATCCGCAAATCGACTGCGTCATACCTCAAGCTGGCCGGCAAGTCGGCCAAGAAACAGCTCGGGCACTCCTCTGAGGAAATGGCCGAGACCCACTACTACGACGAGCGAATCACCGGGGTCGAGTCGGCCCTCGACTTCCTGCCGCCGCTAGACCTGACCGGGCCGGGTACCTAGAACAGCGTGTCCTTTGGAGTGGCTGCAGTGATCCTCGCCTTCGCGATCTCAACGTATTCCGCCTCGCGTTCGATGCCGATGAACCGGAAGCCCTCGGCCACGGCTGCTTTGCCCGTGGAGCCGGAGCCCGCGAACGGGTCGAGCACTACGCCGCCGCGTGGCGTCACGAGCCGGCAGAGGTAACGCATGAGGGCGGTGGGCTTGACGGTGGGGTGATGGTTGCCTCGCGGCCGTGGTTTCATCTCGCGCGGCTCGTTCGTGTAGGGCAGCGTTCCGTGCCGCTTGTCGCCGTGGGCCACACTCTGCTTGATCGTCTGCGGAAGCCCCTCGCACCCTTCATCCCGATCCGCCTTCGACGCTTTCGCGCAGTAGAAGAAGCGGGCGGCGGAGCCAAAGTCGTGATGGCCTTTACCACCAGGCCGCGTCCAGCCGCCTGCGTAACCAGGCTGCGATTCGCTGGTGGCGTTCTGGCCTCCGCTCTTTGTGACCGGAAACAGCCCCACCACCTCCTCGCTGCCGTCGTGGATCAGGTTGGCGGGCCAGCGGCCTGTGCCAGCTTCGTCCTTTGCTTCACGTTCGTAGTTCGCGCCGCTCATGGATCGATCTTCGCCGGCCTTGCTGCCGGTCTTACTCCAGCCGCTCTCATTTTGTGTTCGCACACCCACCCTACACCCATCCACATTGATCCCGCCCGTGCCCCACGTCAACACATTCTCCGCCACCGTTCCGGGCAGCGGTTTGCGGGCCACGATGATCGGCTCCCATGCGGGCTTGAGGGCCGTGCCCCAGCCGGACCACTGGCGGGCGGCGTTGGTGGCGGGGGTGGTTGCCATCGTGGTGCCAGAGTGATCGAAGCCGCAGTAGCTTCCGCCGTGAGCAACGCCGGAATGATTCTGAATATGCCCGCCGGCGTACACCTTCGGGCCGGCTGTCTCCCGCTCCGCCCCAGCCGCCTTGTCAATCGCCTTGCTCACGTCGTGCGACTTCGGAAAGCCGCTGCCGTACACCCACATCACACAATCCCGAATCTCCCAGCCCGCATCTTCGATGGCACACGCGAGCCGGTGATAGGTGCGAGTCCCGCCAAACGCCAGCAGGTGCGCGCCGGGCTTCGCGACTCGTAACGCCTCCGCCCAAAACGATTGGCCAGGTACACCGTGATCCCAGCCCTTGCCCATGAACGACAGCCCATAGGGCGGGTCGCAGACGATCGCGTCAACGCTCTCGGCGTTGAGTGTCGCCATGACTTCGCGGCAGTCGCCGTGGTGAATCGTCCATGACATGCAGCCAGATTGGCGACACCGTCAAGCCGGGCAAGCGGGGAGGCAACGCGGGGGAAAGGACGAAACCCTACGCTGCCTCAACCCGCCGCCCGGCTCAGTCTCGGCCCTGCCAGTACGTGATCCGCTCCTCGGCCCGGGCGAGCTCGCACAGGAGGCGGGCTCGCTCGGCCAGCAGCCGTAGCACATCGGCCGCCAGCGTGCCACAGGTGCCCGTGTAGGCACCCTGGAACTTGCGGGCCCGGTGCTCCATGCGGACCAGGTCGTTTTCAGTCAGCGGCTGCGGCACCCTGCTCCTCCTGGTACAGCAGCAACGCCAGCAGGCTGTAGGACGCCAGATCCAGCAGCGTGTCCTCCACGCCCTCGTGACCGAGCCGGCCCGTGGCGTTGAACGTGGCGAGCCGCGTGACCTTGTCGCTGAGACGCACCATGGCACCCTTCCACGGCGCGATGCCCACGAACGCGGCACCGTTTCTGATGTTCAGAAGCGGATCCTCGCCGCTCGGGCAGCCGTAGTCCTGCGACTTGCCAGCGTGCATGGCCTTCAGCCGGTCGCACAGGTCGTAGAACGCCTGGCTAGTTGGGTGCGTGCCGTCACGCAGCACCGAGTCTCCACGCCACGCCTGCGAAAGCACCGCGGCAGCACACTGCTGCGCCGGCTCGCAGCCTGCCAGCGGCGGCGGCTTGTAGCCGATCAGCTTCTCGTCGGCCGGGTCGGTGTTGTCGAGCCGGTTCTTCACGGCGGCCCGCAGTGCCTGGTTGGATTCCTCGAGCGTGGTGCTCATGTCTTCGCCTTTCGCAAGTCTCGGTCGCAGAACAGCGGGTACGCCCGCGTCACCTCTTGTCGCCCGTGGTCCACGATGACCATTCCTTGGCACGGCCGCTCCGGTGAGGCGACTCGCTCAGCGTATGGCGAGTGTCCAATCACGCTTCCGTTGGCGACGTAGCGAGCACCACGCAGCCAGCCCCAGCAGTGGTAATGCCCGAAGATCGTCAAGTGAGCCTTGCGTCCTGCGTCCCAACGGGCGATCGCCTTGCTCGCCGGCAGGGCCAGGCCGTAGACGCCGCCTGCGTACCGGATGCTGTGGCCGTGCGTCGTGCGTAGCAGGAACCCGTCGAGGTCGACGTAGCCGAGGTGCCCTTCTGCGATCTGCCACCGCACGTTTTTGTTCGTCTCCTCGCGGGCCAGCGTGAAATACATCAACTGCTCCCACGAGTGATCCAGCTCGGTAGCGATACGGTTTTTCTCAGTGCTTCGCCCGTGGTTGCCGGCGTTGGTGCAGACGATGACCTCGTCGGCGTGCTGGGCCACGCTGTTGATCAGCGCCCGCAGCCGCTCGGCAATCCACCGCGTGGCGTTCATCGGCGATAACTGGGCCACCTCAACGCAGTCCGGGTGAATGTGGCCAGTAATCAGGTCGCCACCAATCCAGATGACGACCCGCCGGATGTCCGCCTGGTTCCGCTCGTGCTCAAGGCAGTCGAGGAACCGCTCTTCAATCTCGGCGATCCGCAGTTGGCATACGTCGAGGCTGTAGTCGTTCTCGCCGTTGACGGTCTCGGGCAGCACCCGCTCTTCGGCATGCACATCGGACAGCATCAAGATGGCCGTGGCGTCGTGCTTAGCCCGCTTCTTGTGAGCCTTGACAGTTTTGGTCAAGGCCACGGGCGTTACGCCTTGCAACGCTGTGAAACGGTCGGCCCGCTCACGCTCGGCGTCCATGGCCTGCAGTGCCGCCTTGTACTTCGTCCGCAGCCCGGCCAGCTCGGCCCGCAGCCGGGCGAGCTCGGCGTCGGCCTGCAGCTGCTGCTGGGCAGCAGCCGCGGCGGCCACCTCGTCGCTCAATCTTTTGGCGTCAGCCATTGTGCCAGCCTCGTCGGGTCAGCGGTTTTCCATCCATGCTCTTGGCAGCGAGCAAACAGGAGCTTCGCCAGCTGCAGGGCTTTCAAGGTTCCGTACTCGCCGGCGTGAAACCGCTGCCTCACATCAAGCATTTCGGCAGCGGCCTCGGGCGGCAGACGATCCCACCACGTCTTTCGGCCGATAACCTTTGGGACGTCGGACAGGATCTCGTCAGCGAGGCTCATGGTCAGACTCCCGGTAGCCAAGCATCTTGAGCACACGCCGCTGCACACGCGCCAGCTCGGTGATACTCTCCTCGCTGATGCTTGGCCCGAGGACCGCATGGGCGATCTCGTGCAGGATCGTCTCGAGCCGCTGGCCACCGGTCAGGGTTTCGTCGATCAGAATCCGGGGACGCTTGGCGTTGTCAAAAAACGTCCACCCGCAGGCGTCACCCTTGAGCCGGGTGAACCGCAGCAACCACCGCTTGCCGTCGATTGTGACGTCGTGGTCCTCGGGCATCGGTCGTCCTTTCGCCCGCACTATGGCTGGGCTGTCAACCGATCCCGATGCGGCGGCCGAGTGCGTTAAGAGCCTCGGCCCTGCCCTTGCATCCGCAGTCCTTGACGCCAAGAGCCCTGCTCACACGCTCGGGCGTGATGCCGATGGCAGAGAGGCCCGCGGCCACCATGTCGCCCAAGCCGCGGCGGGCCGGTTCGTGATTCGCGAACCGCGAACGTAGCAGCTCGAGCAGCTCGTTCTTGGCGTCGGCCTCGGGCACGTCCTGGCGGTACATCTTGTCGAGGTGCAGGAAGTGCTGGCCGAGCACCTTGGCGTTGGCTCGCAGGGCCGGCTCGCACAGGTCGGTCGGCAGCCAGTCCGGGCAGCCACCGTCCCGCACGAACCGCTGCGGAACGATCGCCGTGGCGGGCTCGCCAACGTCCCGCATGATGGTCAACGCCGGCCACGGCTGACCTTGGTTGTTGCCCTGTGCCGCCACCAGGCGGCCGGGGTAATCGTCGACACACCACGGCCGCACCGGAATCATGTCTTCCTCAAGGAACATTCGTACCGGGCCGTCGCAGTACCGGTCGAGGGTCATGCCTATCACCGGGCTGATGGCGGGCACCTCGAGCACGTCGCAGGAGCACTGCGGATCCGCCCCGGTGTAGAGAACGGTGGCCACGTGCGGAGTCGTGAGCGTGGCGGACACGGCCGAACACCACACGCGGGCGATCTCGGGGCGGCCTGCGGTAGCGGTCAGGATGTTCATGCGATGCTCACGCTCGGAGTGGTCACGCAGGGGATGCCGAACTGCTCTCCGAAGCACGTAAGCGTTACTGCTCCTGTCCGCGGGCAGTACGTTCCATCAGCCTTGGCCGTGGACGCAAATGGAATGGCGGCCGTAAATCCATCTGAGGCCGCCTGTTGCGTCGCCGCGCAATAGGCACACACGCCCATGTCAAAAAACCACCCGCACGGAGTGCAGGAAATCTGAGCACTTACGATCAGATACGAGTCGTCAGGAAGGGTCTCCTGTGCAAAACCAAGAACACCCGGTATTGGCACAGTGGCCGTGACTGTCATGCCGCAGAATGACACCGAGATTGAGACTTGAGTCGGGCACGAAGTCGCGCAGCACTTGCATGGCAACTTGCGGGCGTCGCCGCGCTCTTCCATGAACACTTTGAACGTGTAAGGGTCCGGCTTGTGCATGCGGACCTTGTTCGCGATCGTGCGAGCGACATAGTCAGGCATCACGACGCCGTAGTGCAGGTGAACACGTCGTACCACGTCAGGCAGCCGTAGGAACCGTGCCCTAGAATCTGCGTCTTCTCAGCGGCGTATCCCGTCAGCGTCGTCCAGTCGATGCCGTCCATGGTGTGAGCGCAGGTGAAGCAGCTCCCGTGCATCTCAATCTCGACCGCCACATTGCTGCCAGCAGCCTTGGTGAACACTACATGCCGTTCGCACGACTGATTGTCTGGCGTGGCCACCACCGGCGTGGTCCAGTTCATGACGCTGACAGTGTTGGTCGTGCCAGTCAGCGTGACCGTTTTGAAGGAGCCCGTCTGCCATGTTCCCGTGAACGTCGCGAGCCTGGCCGGGACGCGATAGATGTCGGGGCTGGAGTGTATGCCGTCCTCAACGCGGTCGCCCTGCTCTACCTGCCGCACCACCTTGGCGATTCGCTGAGCGGACTGCCTTGAAAACTTGACGAACTTCTGCCCGGCGTCCTGTCCGGGTCCATTGTCCGCGGCTTGGCCGGCCATGGTCAGCCCTCGACGATGGAGATGACCAGCTGCGTACCGGTGACATTGCTGATGGCGGCATAGTTCCCGGCCGCCAGGCGGCCGATGGCAGCTTCACCGCCACGAAGCGAGACCGTGGGCACCAACGTCCCGGCCGACAGCTGACCGAACGAGACGGCCGCAGTGCTGATCGTCGAAAGGTTGCGAGCGAAGAACAGGCCAACGCTCGACAGTGTGGCCGTGCTGATCGCCACTGTGCCGGCCGCATTGGTCCCAGGCGTGAGCGTATAGGTAGCAAGCCCGCTGGCATTACAGCTGGCGGTAACGCCCGATGCCACGAGCGACTGCGACAAGGCTCCGCGATTGACGGCAGCGCTGATCGTGTACGTGATATCTGCCATGTCTGCTCCTTACGGTTGAGTTGGTTGCCCGAAGTAGTCGTTAAATGGCACTTCTCGCTGCACCCGTCGCTCAAGGATGTCGGGAGCACCAGACTTGATCGTGCCGTCTGTGTTCAGAGGTTGCGGGTTACTTGATGGCACCCGCTCGCTGGTGTCGGGATCGACGACGTACGCTCGCTTCTTCGTGCCGCCCTCTAGATAGTTCCAGCCGACGTTGGGCAGCTGCAGGTTCCACTTGTCGGGCCGATACTCCAGGCTCACCTCGACTTGCCAATACCGAATCTCGGCCTCATTGACAACCTCCACGGCCGGCTGACCAGAGATACCGCCGCACTTCCAGGTGCCTGGCGGGCCTCCCAGATAGGTGTCGCTGTTGATGCTGTTGGCCACGGCCTGGGCAAGCCCGTAGTCAAACGTGGCGCGGTTGCCGCTGATGCTGGCCTGCAGCGTTGAAATATCCGTGGTCGCCCCCTCAAAGAAATCGTTCGCAGAGTTTTGCAAGGGCTTGAGCGTGCCGCCGTCGTAGTAGTACAGAGCAGGCACGCTCAGACCACCGGTGGTCCACTTCCAGATGTCGGGCCGAGCCAAGGGGTTCTGGTCGGGGTTCTGCTGCTTGGGCAGCTCGTAGTCCCACGTCACCTCATAGTGCCAACGGGAGCCGCTGTAGTTGCTCACCGAAGCATTCATCGCCAAGCAGTAGAACGCCTCGGGGTGAGGGTTCAGGAACGAAACGCCAGGTGCGTTAACGATGTCGGTCTGCGGCGTGGTCGGGTCATTGACCTCGACCACCCACTTGCGCTGAAAGACAGGCGGCTCGCCGAACTTTCGGCTTGCCGAGACCGTGGCCAGCTCGGTGTATTTGACGATGCCCATTACGCCGCGGCCCCCAAGATGTCGACCTTCTCCTGCTGCAGAGCCCGCAACTCCTTGCGGATCTCCTCAAGCTTGGCATTAGCCTTGCGGTTCTCTTCGATCGCTGGATCTTCACGCCCAGTGGCCAAAGCGATGAACTGGGCCATACCCTCACTGGAGCGGATGTCGTTCGCCTTCAGGGCCTCGTTGGACTTCCCGTTGAGGGCGGCCGACTTGCCGGCCTCAATCTCTGCAATCTGCCCTTGCTTGTCCACCATCTTCTCGTCAATGTCGGCCGCTTTCTTGGCTGCCTCGTCTTGACGTTTCTTCGCATCGGCTGCGTCTTTTTCAGCCTTGGCCTTGGCCGCCGCAGCCTCACGAGCAGCCTTCGCGTCGGCCTCTTTCTGTGCTCGCTCCCGCTCGCGTTCCGCTTTCGCCTCCGGATCGTTCATGCGATTGCGTGCGTTAGCAACAGCTCGACTCGCTGGGCCTTCGGCACCTTGGGCGGCGTTGCCGCCAAAGATGGCCCGGCCTGCTGCAGTGGCTGCGTTGGATGCAGCACCTTCCATCTCCCTTGAGTTCTGGTCGGCCTGCTCCTTGGCATTCGCCGCCAAGTCCTTGCCGAACTGCTCAAGGTCGCTCGACACCCACGAGCCAATGCCTTCCAAGAACTTGCCCAAGCCCATGGCCAGCACGTTGCCGGAGATTTGGAACAAGTTAAACCCTGCCCGCAGCGTCTCGGCCACGGCCGTGAACACGTTGCCCGCAAACTCAAACACGGCTCCTACTTCCGACAGAGTCACCCCAAACCCGTCAAACGATGCCATGGCATTGTCAAAGATTCCGGCGAAGTAGTCGGCCACGTCCAGCAGGGCGTTTGAAATCGTGTCGGCAATCGTGCCGTTCTGTCCGCCGATGTTGTTCCACTCTTCGACGAACGCCAAGAAATCATTGGCAAGAGACTCGACAACCGGCGCGAGGTTGCCGACGACCTGGCCGACGATGCCTTCAAAGGTTGCCTTCACCATGTCTAAGGCGTCGTTCATTGAGCCGATAGCCTCGACTTGATCCGCACCGACAACGGCACCGAGCCGACGCATCCGCTCTTCTACCTCGGCCAGGTTCTGGTTCATCAAGGGAAGAAGCTCGACGCCTGACTTGCCGAACAAGGACACGGCAGCCGCAGCCCGCTCGGCCGGCGTCGACAGCGCGGAGATTGCCTGCTGGATGGCTCGGAACTGCTCCTCTGGCGACATGGCCTGCAGCTGCTCAAAGTCCAGGCCAAGCTTGGTGAACGCTTCGGTGTTGCCGCTTTCGGCGGCCTGCCCGATCACGGTCGTTAGTTTTTGCAGCGCCGCCGCGCCGTTCTCCACGCCAGCCAGACTGGCTGCCATGTCGAAGACTTGCAGAGATTCCACGCCAATTCCAATGCGATCGGATAAATCGTTCATGGCGTCAACAGATGACGCCACGGAAGATGCGTAGTTAAAAGCCGTGCTCGCAGCGGACGTGAACGCATTCGCTGCCATTCCGACACCCTTGGCCACCACTGAGCCAATGGCAAGAGTTTTTAAAGCGCCGACGTCGCGAGAAACCTTTTTTGCAGCGTCGCCAATTTTGTCCAATTGCTTAACGGCTTCGTTAACGCCGCCAGCCATCTTGGCGGCGTTAGCCGACAGCGTAAAACCGATACCGATCGTGGCCATGCGTCACCGACTGAGTTTGCTGAGTTCCGCTGCAATCTGTTCTGGCGTCATTGGCGGTTTGGCAATCGGCATGAAATCGTCTTCCCTCGGCGGCCTGCCTCGTCCGCAATATGGGGCCAATGTTGCGGCCACGATTCGTGCTGTCTGTCGCCACTCGCCGCCCAAAGGATTAACGTACCGATGAAATGCCAACCATCTCCGATACTCAGTAACGTCCATGCGTTGCCCGAGCTCCCGCACCGTCATGCCCAGGTGACCGGCCAGCAGCAGCGGGAACGCATCCAGCGGCCGGTCAATCAGTTTTTTCCAATCTCCTCGATGTCTTTCTCGTCAAGCTCGTTGTGCTTCTGAGCGATTTTGAACAACCGAGCCCCGACAGTGCCGCTGATTCTCTTGAGCTGGTCGCTCGTGAAGATCTCGACGCCACGATCGTCCACAAGGCACTTGGCCAGGTAGCGGGTGCGGTAGTCGTCCACGCCCTCACCCTTGGCTCTCAGGCACGCCAGCTCCCACGCCTGCAAGTCACCAAGGGGCAACGCCCGGATGAACACGTCACGCTTCCATTCAGGGACGTGAACTCGCACGCTCGCGTCGCTGTCCACCGCCAGGATCTCGTCGGCTAGTCCCACGTCACGCTCCTACCTTGAACGACACGGAGTACAGCTGCAGCTCGCCCACGCTTGCCGACCATCCGAGGTTCTGAAAAATGGCCTTGGAAAACGAGAACGAGATGCCAGTGCCAGTGATAGATAACGCAGCCGTCAAGCCGACG